GGGTGTGTATATAGCCCAATTGTTTTACACAATAATATATTCCCCCAATAATTAACAACAAAACTAATCTGCGCAAAACGTTGTTTTACTCAATTATATATCATCTCCAACAGTTACACAATCAAGTACTTTATCACAGTAAAGCGCTAAAGTATTTCACTAATTCAAGACTTTACTACACTAAAGCGCTAAAGTACTTACCTAATCAAATACTTCATCACAGTAAAGTACTAAAGCACATCATGTATACATAATACATCAGTAAAACCTATTGATAATTTTAAAACCTGTGCTATAATATAATTACAAAAGGAAAGGAGATCAAAAGATGACAAAGGAAACAGCAAAAGCAATAAAACAACTTATACCAAATCAAGACAAAACATTAATGATGTGTTCAAGCATCAACAATGCAATTGCATTATTAAAGCTTTACAAATTATCTAATCAAGAAATCAAAACAATCATAACCGCAATGGTAATTGGATAGGAGGAAATAACATGTTAGTAGTTAACAAGAGAACTGGTCAGGTTGAAGAATTTAGCACTTTTGAACACTATATGGATGATGAACTTTGCGAACGTGTCGCATGGGAAATCGCACCTTGCACCGATCAGGAATTCTTTGATCGCTACGTTGAATTATATTATGAAACATACGCAGAAGAGTTTGAAATTAACTAAGACGGAGAAATTCTCCTTTCGGTGTTGAATTAAGGAGGAAAGGAAATGAAGATTTATGTAGTTGCTCATGAAAATATTGTATGTCCAAAAGAATATAGGAAAGTCGAAATTGAAAAGGAAGAAGTACTGCACTATATTAAAAGATCAGTAGCATATCAAGATATGCTTGAAAATTTGGAGGATATTGTTAGTAACGCTCCAATGGATGAAGAGGAATATGTAGCTTATCTTGTGAATAATTGGCTTACAAATCAAGAGGAAGAATTTTATAAATTGGGTTACTATGATATTGGAGATTTTGATTTAATAATTGAGAATTAGGGCTGAAAATTCAGATCTTTAGGAGGTAATTAAATTATGGAGAAATATTATTTAGTGCGATAATATAATAAAAAGGGGATTATCTCCCCTTTTTATTAATTTTTAACTAAAATTGCGTTACATATGAAACCAACCTCCGCAGTCCAACTAAACGAGTATTCCCCAACCGTAAAGTTTGAAGCAGAACTAATAAATTCTATTTCAGTAGATTTCAATCTTGCTGTATTAAATGTTATAATTTTATTACCTAAAGTATCATAACCACTTATATTAATAAGATATTGATTAGCATTATAAATACTTAACCTATTATTAAGTAAATATTCATTTAAATTATGCGTTAAAGTTTCGATATTTTGATACTTATTAGCAGGTATCCTCGCATCTATAGCGTATGGTTGGAACATATAACAGTCACAACTAAATAATTTTTCATTAATTGGTGTAATAACAAAATCAAAATAACCGGATCTTATAGTAGTTCTTTCACCCCCGCCCCCAGAATGCTGGTCGACGTACTGCTTTGTAGCAACTTGCATATTCTGAGTTGGATCTTCAGCAACTAATAATGAAGAGCTAACCTTTACCGTTTCAAAACTTCCAATATTCATTTGCTTCACACCATTGCCTGCGCAGGTGTAATGAATATCTGAATCAACATTAGCTAATGTGTAGGTAACGCCGTCGGTAGAAGTTGAATCATTCGTATGAGTAATAGTCTGTGTCACAATACCTAAATTACCACTGTCCATTTTGGCAACCAGTCCAAAATCAACTAATTCACCTATAGAAGCAGTAGTACCAAAACGAACAGCACCAGTCAACGTACCGCCGGTTAGAGGTAAATAATTCTGAACCTGCTCATAAACATCATTTTTAGCAATACTAATCTGCTCATCAACATATGATTTCGGCGCGGCATCTCCGTTATTTGTAGGAGTTTTCACATTTTGGATTGTTGTTTTATTTCCAAACTGAAGCGTACCAATATTGTTCATTTCCACAATGTCAGTATTGGAGTTACCTGTAAGAACCAAATGTCCAGTACCTTCATTCTGGTAGAGGGCATAATTCGCCGCACCGAACCGAACGGAATTATTTACTCCCATATTGATATCGCCGCTCATCGTACCACCAGTCAGTGGCAGATAATCTCCAGTAGGTTTTACCCCAGCAACAGCATTATCAACGTATTCCTTGTTTGCGGCATCCATCGCTTCCACGGGATCAGCAACCATAGAAATCTTTGCACTGTCAACATCAATATTTGGATAACCTTCAAAGAGAAGCGTATTATTTCCAGCCGCAATATGACCGGTATCCATTACGATTTGATTCAGGCCCATAGTCAGATTGCCGGTCATGGTATCGCCAGCCTTTTTAACATAATCACCTTCTACCGTGGTAATGTCCTGTTTAATATTAGTGATCTCAGTATTAATGTTATTGATACTCGTCTCATTCGTAGTCACACGAGACGTAAGGGAAGTAATATCCGTTTCTGTCTTATCTACTCTCGAAGTAAGCGACGTAATATTAGATGTATTCGTCTTAATATTGTTCTCCGCAGTATCCACTCTCGAAGTAAGAGAGGTAATCTTTTCATTTACTTGAGTAAGTGAAGCATTAATTGAACTTACCTCACTGTCTAATGTCTGCTTATTTACAGCATCGAGAGCTTCTTGAGGATTTGCCACATTGGAAATATTCAACGGAGAAGGCTCAAACGATAAAGGAGCGTAAAGTTTCAATCCATCTTGAAGGTTAGCAAATTTAAGGGCAACATTGCTACCAATACTCATGTTTAACATATCATTGAGATAAAGATTTCCGTATAAATGGGTATCCCTATGATCGTCGGGTTTACCAACCTGTAACCGACCCGTGTTAAGATCTCCTGATATGTCAGCGGATCCATCAACAGAAAGACCTCCATAAGAGATGGTAAGCTTACCCGACATGGTATCGCCTGCTTTTTTCACAAAGGTTTCCTTTGCTTCATCCAGAGTATCTGCGGCTTCTTTTGCGGAGTTTGCCGCATCGGTAGCGGACTGAGCCGCCTGAGAAGCAGAGTTTGCAGAAGCAACCGCACTGTTCTGGGAAGCCGTAGCAGAAGCGGCGGACTGAGAAGCAGAGTTTGCAGAAGCAACCGCACTGTTCTGGGAAGCCGTAGCAGAAGCGGCGGACTGAGAAGCAGAGTTTGCAGAAGCATCCGCACTGTTTTTCGATTCTGTAGCAGAAGCGGCGGAAGCATCTGCACTCTTTTTCGATTCTGTAGCAGAAGCGGCACTTTCCGATGCGCTACCGGCGGATGCGGCCGCGGACGATGCGGATTCCTGGGCGGAGTTTGCCGCCGCTTGAGCTTGTGCTTTTGCGTTTTCTGCTTCGGTGTGGGCGCGATCCGCTTCCGAAGATGCTCTGTCTGCCTGTTTCTGAGCTTCTAAGGCAGAAGCGGCGGCGGCATCCGCTTCCGAGCTGGCACGATCTGCCTGTTTTTTCGCGTCTTCTGCGGACGCTTGCGATTTATTCGCTTCCTGTTCTGCCCGATCTGCTTGCGCTTTCGCTTCTTCCATCCATTTGTTGGTCTGTTCAAGAACCTCTTGAAACGCTTTATCAATGATCTCATAATTCTCATTCATGTCATTGATCACTTCATTAAAGTGCAGATTCGTCTTGTTCATGATCTCGTAAAACGAGAGAGAATCATCATAGATGGTCGGAATGGCTAACTGTGTATGATAGTGGATATAGCGAAGTGGGTTTAAATATCTCATGGTTACCTCCTAATAATATACACCGAGGAAGCAATCTTCCAGCTCCTCAATAATCATCACATCAATATTTAAAAGGGTTTCTCTCCACTTTAAAATAAGATCGTTCGGGTTTACACCGTCCCACCCGGTGATTTCACGAATATAATCAGTATTCGTTTTTCCTTTGACATTGTGAGTGTAATCCGTATCCCGGCTATTCTCGTCCGTAAAATGACGATCATAAGTAGAATCAACTTTCGTGTTTGAACTATCGTTATAGGTTTGATCCGTTGTATTCTCTGAGGTGCCGTCATTCGTTGTGTGTTCATTTCCTGAAGTGGAACGAAAATCTGTTGAGGTAGCATATAGATTATTCTCCAGATCGTTCCACGTCAACTGATTCATCGGGGTGTTGGATGCCACATCTTTTACCGTTTCGGAATAAGTTCTGGTACCTTCGTCATGTGTTTTTCCCGTCTGTTTGATATTGGTCTTGGCATCGTCGGTAAAATCAGTTAACGTATTTGCTGTATCAGAAGTTGTCGCAGTGTCATGATAGTCGCTTGATTCGTTTGATGTCTTGTCTTCGGTACGATTTTCATTTCCGAGATATTTTTCAATGTAGTTTCTTGTCCAAAGTTTTTCATATTTTACTTGTGTTGTTTCCCACAGTTGAATATAGTACGGCATGATCTCGCCGAGGGTTTGCTGTAAACGTAGTTTCCAAAATTCAACAGTTTCTTCACCAATTTCCCGGAAGTAATAATGTCGTAAAATCTTTTGACAGAGGGTAGGACGATAGGATTCTTCCCAGATGGGAAAATCATAGAAGATCTTTTCCCAGACAGAGGGGATAATGGTATTTACATCCGTGACCCAATTATTTGGGGGTTTGGTATTGTCATTAATTACTTGGTTATATAAATATTCGCAATACCAGCGCACCATAGTTGTTGTGCTACTCACTACTGCTCACCCCCCTTAGTCTGTCGTGCAATTCTTTGCGTAGAGAAAGTATCATCTTCTGGATTATCCTGATAGGTATTATAAGTATAACCCTGTGTATTTTCTCCGAGAATATCTGCGTAAAGGTTGGAACGAAAGTCTACGGATACGTTCGTACCAAAGAGTTCATTGAAATGTTCTACCGCTTGGCGCCGTGACACAAGACCTACATTCTGGGCCATTTCGGAATAACCTAACCCAGCGGTTACTTCATTTGATACGAGACGCTCGGTCTTTTCCGATGCTGGGGTAACGATACCAAAGGCAGATAACATTTCTTTCCACGTATTAATCTTTTGAATCTGTAACTTATCCGCAATATACGGGATATTTTGATTCAAAATTTCAATGTTATCAATCGGTGTTCCTTCGGATGTCATAATAAACGGTTGATAGCCAAAGAACTTCTGCATTAGGTTCTTATAGGTCAGTTTCTTTTTCTCTGGTGTTTTGACAATCAGCGCGAACTTTTGCAATTCCACATTGGAAAGAATATTCATTTCAATACTGGTCAATTTCTGTGCGAAGAGATAAGCGGTCGGTTCATCGGGTAACCAGCTTAAATTATTGAAACACAGAGCACAGTTTTTCATATCCAATTCTTTGTAGGTATAATTTACATTTGTACTATACGCTGTGACTTTTTTCGGCAGATTATAAAAATCCATCTCACCGGTAGTCGTACATTGAAGCGAGAGATATTTTTCCAGAATTTCATCGTAAAAGAAGACACATTTTCCGTTGTAAAATAGCAACCATTCGATATATCTTTCATTCATATCTTCCGGAAGATCTCTCCACTCATAGCGAGATAATGCAATATTTCGAATACGATTGTAATAATCGTGAAATATCGCGTTTTTCATTCGCAGAATGGTTTTATCCGACCATTCTAAAGGCAATCCTCGGTTTTTCAATGTCCTAACACTCCTTCATTATTATTTAGATCATAATTTCCGACGTCGGTGGTATGCCAGAACGTGATCCCGTTGGATAAAATCTGCTTGATCATTCGCATATCTCCTACAGGCATGTTTCCGGTCACCGATGGTTGATCTAACTTCAGGTAGTTCCAGTATTTTCTTGTATGTAAATTAGGTACCCCGGTACTATTGACACGGTATCCAAACTTGGTGAAGTAATCATCAATTTTTACAACATAGCCCCAGTGGAGACGCTTATGAATGATCCAGAAATCCATCGTTTCCATGTTATAATTCACACCGCCAACATTGTTTGCGCCTTTGTTCTGGTCTGGTTGGCTTTTGACTACGGATAACCCGCCGAAAGTAGAAAGGCCGGCTTGCAATGTACCTAAACCCGCCTGAGCAATAGCTAATCCGGTTCCGACTCCCAAACCCGCTTTACTTCCTGCACCACTTACTACAGATCCAGAAGCAGAGGAAACACCCCCCAGCACAGAACTTAACATACTCAAGGTAATATTAGTATCTTGCTGTGCATAGTAGTTCTCCCATACACCAAAGTTCCAATTGCATTTCGGAAAACCAGAAAGTTTGATTCCGTAGTCATAGTTGTTCTTGCATTTCATATAGTAAGATGGATACATCATATAGGTAGGGTCAGTTCCAAACGCAAATTTAAATTTAAATTTCATCGTAGTTGTGCCGGGGACTGGATCGCTTTCTATAATATCCTCATACTTGTAGTCATAACTTTGACCGTCGAGAGTTGTAATGCTGAAGAAGTGATATGGCCAGCAGAACAGCTTATTATTTTTCGGAACGTAATCATCATCAAGTGTCGAATAATTGATTAGATATTCCTTTTCTCCTACGTTTCCATTCGGATCTTCAATATTAATATTTAATTTTCCATTTCCTCCGGAACTATAAGTCAAGCCAGCAGACGGAACCATTGAAATACTGTTAATTGCTCCAGCTTTTCCTCCCTCATTCATTCGTTTTAGCCATGCATTACAGTATCCAACCCCAAGGTCATTCGCATTAAATCCAATATATTTTAAACCTTGATAAGTATTTTGAATTAAACCTCCTTCTAAAACCTCATCCTCTTCGTCCACATCCTCAGAGGTTGCGACAAGAATAATCGAGTCATATATGATACGGTCATCAAATTCGCCATCAGTATCTAACGGGCGTGTTGATCCTTCAAATAGCCTTGAATTTTCAACATAGTAATATTCATACCGTTGCATGAAGTTCAAATCTTCTTCCACCAGATTTCGTGAGATGGTATCATCCGACACATGCATACGCTCGATAAATGATTTTTTAATTTCAAAATCGAAAAGCCATGTTTGCATGACGTCAATTTCAAACGTAATCGCAGTGCAGTTTTCATTGATATATAAAATATCGGAAATAAAGGCATAAAGCCATTTATTACCAAAGCCCCCATTCTGGAAACATAAATAGTTACAATCGTAAAAATAATCGGCTACATCTTCCAGAAAGATTGCCCATGTAGTACTATTCGATGCCAGACGCTGATAGGTTAAACCGCTATACGTCTTTTTCGTTTTCGATGCAAAATAGCTTTCCTGTGCAGATTTTGACGTAAACAAAATCGTGTCCGTATAGGTATTATCTAACGGAATCGACTGACATACACGAACCGTTGTCGATGGACCAATTAAAGGACGAATCATATTCTTACCTCCAATTCAGTGATAGCCTGCCGTTTCTTGGCAGGCTATCATATATTAAAAGGAAAGGAGTAGAGTTAAGCATTTTCCCGTGTCGAAATGGTAGCCGTCTGGCTAACTGGAAAATACTTCGATTTTGCGATAATATTAAATGAATTTGGAATCTTTTCATTCGCAGAAACATGAACTTTGACCTGCGTATTATTTACTACGGTCATAGTGGTTTCGGTAGATTCATTTCCGGTCATTTCCCATTCCAGAGTATCATCTACCGTACCGGTAGACTGAATTGTCGCATTGATGGTTACGTCTTCTGGAAGTTCCCTTCTCTGAATAATCGTATTGGATGGATTCAGTGTAATTCCTGTAATCTCATTATCTGGAACGGTAAACAGAATCGCATTTGCAAAACGAGAAACAGAAAATACCGTCCACTTATGAAGGAAATAGTTCCAGTACAGTCCTTCCGGGTTGCGAACATCTTCAAACTGAAGAAGTACGTCATAGATCTGGAAAAAGCTTTCGTCACACAGAAGCAGTTTTGCTCCGGTAAGCTCACCAAAGTTATCAATCAGAATTCGTCTTCCCATGAACTCTGCTTTATCCATGTTAAATGCGGAAGCCAGTACTTCGACATCCATCATTGCATCAAATTCCGCGTCGATGAAGATAATCTGTGAACTGCGGTCCGTATAGGTCGGAACTCCCATCGCGTTGTACTGAGTGCTCATAAAGGTTAGCTTATTACTGTAACCCTTTACAGTAGAAATGATTGACTTCATATTGTCCGCAGTAACCGCCGGAATTTCCACTTCATAGAATAAGCCTTTCTTTGCATATTCTACGATCAACTGCTTCATGGTAATGAATTCGTCATATTCCATACCGGAGTACAGGCTGGAAATAATATCGCTTACCAGATTGTAAACACCGTCCTCTGAAAGGAACGCTCTTTCCAGATCTCTTCTCTGAATCGTCGTTTTAAAGAAGTTCTGATAGTCCAGCTTATGGAAAATAGACTTTACATCTGGAATTTCACGTTTCATGAACTCCGTTTCCGCTGTCTGCGGATCATAAATCTTTGCCTTAGCAAGAGAAGTGTATACTTCTTCAATGGTTTCTCCGTAATCAAGCATACCCTTTTTCAGCATAGCAAACGGATTCTTATAGAGACGCGAGCTAAGAATCACCTTACCAATACGGTTTACCAGTGCATCGAGGAACTCATTTGCCAGTCCCGGAAAATTGAGAACCGCAGAACCGTAAGTCTTAATATCTTCCTGCGTTGCTACAGGAACTCTTTCCTGAAAGGAAAGGGATGCGTCATTACGAATTGCATTTAAAATATCTACACTGTTTTTTGCTAATTTCACATTTTTTGGTTTTGTTGCCATTTCACACCTCTTAATTTTCTTCTGTCACAAATACATCATCATAAGTAAGTTCTTCTGCACTATGAGCAGTTTCTTCCTCGTCTAATACGGTAGTGTCCGAGTTTACCGTAGCGTCGCCATTCATAAACCTTTCTACATACCGTCTTTTTAAATCATTATAAGAATTTAAAGCATCATCTTTTTCTGCATGAGCGGAAGCTAACGCTTCATCCAAAGTAACAATTTTGCCTTCTAATTCTTTGTTGTAATCAGCAATCGTTTTAACTGCGGTCAACCCTTCATCAGAATCCGCGAAGCCCTGACTTACAATGTCTAACGCTTCATATACTGTCATTTCGTTTCACCTCCTAAATTTTTCGCAAGCTGATAAATATTATTTGCGTTCGTAAGAGCCATACGATAGCAAATAACAATCACACGGAGCATATCTTCTGTCAAATTTAATCCCTCACCTGTACCTTTAATTATATCAGATTTAATCAAATCTTCAATAATTTCTTTTGCGTAATCAGGAATTTCTTCTAATTTCTGATATCTTTTTTCTGCCATTTCTGTTTCCTCCTTAATTTCTTCGGCTTTATATTTTTCATAATTTGTTCGAACAAATTCCGTATTCCCACGGAATAACTTCACTGTTGTTCGGGTATCTACATGAGTAAACGTCGTATAAGTTCCAACCGTATATTTACTATGATCATAGACATAGGTCTGCACTGCGGCTGGGGGAACTCCGGTTACCTGTATATCTGCGGCTTTTCCAAGCGTATGCTGAGAATTTGATACACCTCCAACTGCCGCATTATGCGACTTCGTGCGATATCCCGAAGTAATGACCACAGGTTTTCCAAAATATTCTCGGATTTGATCCAACAGATCGACTAAATTATCATCGATTAAAACGGTAGGATATCCATCTTTTGACTGAAATTCTCTTACTTTAAAATACTTACCCACTTGATAGTCCAAATTCGTAAAAGTACTAACCATCCGAACCTCCTGTTAAATGTACATTCGACGCCGATATATTTTGAATGTGCGTAATATGCGCCCAATAGCCAGCTTTAAAATACTGCTGATAATTTCCAAGGATTTCATCACAACGATAAAACTCACTATCGTTAAAATACCACCATCCATTGCAATAGGAAGGAAAGTAGGTTGCGGTATACGTTTTCCCGTTGGGACGCTTAAAGACTACCGTAAATCTACGGATCACAACATCAATCGCTCCGGACTCTCCGCCCCCGCCTTCTCCCCCGCCGCCGGGATCGGCGCCGTTCTGAAATTCACGCCAATAACCTTTGGAGGCCCCGGTACTGCTCACGGTGTTCGATCCGTTATTTTTCCAAATAACACGGGAGCTTCGCGTGTCCACATGGGTAAAAGTACCGTAAACTCCGATTCCACCGGTCGAAAAGGTTTCTTCCACGTAGTTTGCTACGGCTAAGGGCGGTACACCTCGAAGCTGAATATCAGCGGCCGTTCCTTTCGTATGCTGACTGGATGCCGCACCACCTACCGCGGCATTATACGATGGAGTACGGTACCCGGACGTTATTGTAATTCCCGAGCCGAAAACGCCGCGAATCCTCTCCAATCGTTCGACAAGAGCATCGTCGATCAGCACGGTATCCGATCCATCATTACACGCAAACTCGCGAACCTTAAAATGTTCCGATACATTGGTGTTTGCGTCGGTTCTCATGCTATACGTCTGTACCGCCATTGTTTACCGCCTTTTTAATTTCTTCCACCATCACCTTAATCTGTGTTAACATTTCATTCATGTGCTCATCTGACTTTGTCATCTGATAATAAAAAAGCAGGCACATCACGATCGGAAATCCTACCGTTGAAATATAAGACATAATCTGTTCCATTCGACCCTCCTTTAACGGATCATATTTAAAATCTCCAAACCAATCCGCTTGACGCGCTGGTTTTCAAAATATAGAAATCCCTGCTCATATCCCTGAATCATCAGATTCAGCCACGCGATTTTTCTTCCTCGATTTGCAAAATAGGTATTTTCGGTATGGTCTTCTCTGGTTAATGCATAGGTTACACGTGACTTGTCGAAAGTAGAATCCATATACAGGTAACCATTTCTGCGATCAAACCAAAGCCCATACTCATTATCCAGATACACAAGATTGCATACGCTCTTGACATCTCCGGTTTTCTTTTTAATAAAGTCCTTAGTATCTTCAACATATTCGTTATCTATTGCATATTGTCCGAACTTAGATCCCTCGATCAACTGCCCAAACCGAGTTGATTTTTTCTTATCCCGATAATCTTGAGATAAAGTGTGCTCCAAGTAAATTAATCCATTATCCGTTAGTTTCCAACGTTTTTTCCCGTAGGGCTGGGATAAGTTAAAATAATCATAATAAACATTGGAAACATTAATACTATTGGATAGAAAATATACCGGAACATCATTCATTCGAGATATCGTTTCATAAAGGTCCAAAAATAAGCGAATCTCATTTTTTAAGTATCTCTTGCTCTGAAATTCATCAAAACATATGGAAGTAACTCCGGCGTAAGATACAGATTTATCTTTTCCACCAGTATTTAAGTCCACTCCATAACCCATAAGATTCCATCCACCTTTTTCTATTCCACGTTCGCGTTCATAGAAAAAAGTTCCGCTTCTCCCCGTCGTTATTTTGAATTGTGTTTCCGGATATAAATGTGCAATATCTTTGAAAAAAGACTTTGCCGCCTTTACTAATTCGTTTTCAAATCTTCGTAAATAGACAAAATTTTCACCTTTTTCAAAATAATTTTTACAAGCGATCTGCGTTTTATATCCGTAAGTCTTACCATTTCCTCGTTCGCCTGTGATAAAATTAAATAATGCTTTCTTTTCTAAACAATTATCATAACTATAATACATTATTTCTCCCTTTTTAAGAATGTACAGGCGCAGAAGAACACTATTCCCATAGCTATAGATCTCCGGGCGGGGCTTAATCCGTGGATTCCCTTCATCATTCTTTCCGCTAACCTGTACATATTTATTATATCAAAAAATGTGCGTATAGTCTATTTTAAATTAAATGTAGTTTCAATTAATACAGCCCCGCCTTCCGTTTGGGTGAGCATTAATTTTCCTGTATAAATCTGACCTGTTTTAAAGTTATCATACGTGACTTGTTCATAACATTTTGCTGGCAGACCCGCACAGGTGATTAATAACTCACCGTCTTTTTCTCCAATGTATCGTTTCGCTCTGATATATCTTGCTCTATCAAATTCTTTTTCAATTTTAAAATATCCTAATTTTTCATTGTCTAATGGAATATTGTCTGATTTTTCTTTTAAGTGCAAAGAGTCTGTGTCGCAGTAAATAAAGCTGTCGTAATTTCTCTGCGCATAGGATATGATATGTTTTCTTGCATACGCGGGGACAAATAATCCAACAGGCAAATAATATTCTGGACGAAATTCTGGTGCCATTGTTTGGAATCGTAAAATATTATTTTCTAAGTAAGGAATTTTTTGTGATTTTAACGGATTCGTCGCAAATTTACCATATGTCGAATTTTGCATCTGTTTTGAAATAAAACGTAACCCATTATTCCCTTCTCTTCCTGCCTTTTCTTTTACTGCCGCCCATTTATGGATGAACTCAGTGAAGAGATTCTCTGTACCACGAAAATAGTAAACCTTATGCACTTTAAAATACGCAACTTCATAATGTTCTAAAAACATTTCATAGTCAACCGAAGTTAAGGTTAAATTCACAATTTCACTTTTACTATTTTCCAGGTACTCTCTTCCATTAAATAATTGTGAATTTTTAATCTGTATCGTAGGTAATTTACCCTCTTTCAACCAAAATTCACATTCAAAGACAATAATAAAAAGACTATATCCGGCGATCTCTTCCAGATCATGGGTGATGATCGGCGCTCCGAATGGAAATATATTTTCTGACATGACATAAGGGTAAAGAGAATTTACGTCGTAAACAACTACATTCTCAAATTCTTTTCCCACATATCCTTTTTTTAAATAAGTCCATCCACCGCGATAGGCATGTCGTAACTCTTTATCAATAGATAATGCTAAATTTTCTTGCTTTGATAAGTTTAAATTCGTTAGATATGGTTCATCATTTTGCAAAATTGGAAAGATTCTTTCAAATTTTCGTTTTCCTATCGTTTCTTTCAAGTCATTCATCGCCGCAGAAGATAACGTTAGTCGGTTAATGTTATTCTCAAACATTTGATTTAACGAATCTCTTAAAATAATGACATCATTTTTTAAGTACTCAAAATCTTGCTGAGATAACGATCCTCCAATCTCTCTGTCTTCATCGTAATCAATTTCTAATTTCTCAATTCCCAAATTAAATGTCTTTGGCATTTTACTAATAGGCATCGGTATCAACTTCAACGAATCAACAAAAGTAACTTTAAAAATCTTCATTACTCTTTTCTGGGTCGTATAGTAAAAATTGCATTCAATTTTATACCATTGATTGCGGTCGGTAATTAATGTCCTAAACTCACATGCTTCTTCTAACTTGTCTTGCTTATGTGTCCATCCGTTTTGTAATAAATAATTTACAATAAAACTTCCGTCAAATTTGAGATTGTGAAAATAGATTTTGCTTCGTTTCTTTAGTTTATAACAAAATTCAATAAAAGATTGAATATTTGTTCCGCATTCAAAGGATGACATACAATCTAAATTACTAATTCCCCATGCCCAAACTTCCGTTTTTTCTGGATCCGTTGTTGTTTCAAAATCTGCCGCAAAAATCTCCGTCTTAGACATAGGATTTTACTTGCTCAATTCCCCATAATAATTCTTGAATTTTCTGCTCTGCGGAAATTGGCATGTAAATTATAAATTCGATTGTAAACACATCTCGATAATCTTCAGTTAACGCTAATTGGTAAAATTCTTCCGGACTAATATCCCCCAGAGCTTCCTCTACTACCTCTCGAATTTCTGGTCCTAATTCGTCTTCTATTCCGTCTAAATAGTTTTGATAATAAGTGTCAATATTTCTTTCTTTTGATAAGTCAATCATTAGACTGCTTTTAAATCTTGCCCATTGATTTGAATCATTAAATCGCTCTTCATCAAAAGCTACAGGTCTTTGCAAAGCCTGTTCTTGTGATGATGTCCAGCCAGATCTTCCTTCTACAAATCTACCATATTTTTCTGCTCTTTTTCTTCTCTTTTCGTTTCTTCTCTGATTTAATCGCGCCGTCTCTGATATGGCATAAGTAGATGTTAACACGTCTTTTACTCTCACAATCTCAAGATTCTTCGGAGACGGGATTTTCTTCATCTGCTTTACTTCGGAACGTAATGCTTTCATGTTTGGATAGTTCTTCATTAGCTCATCCACCGAACGACGTGGTGGTGCATAGCTCTTGCCGAACTGTTTTTCAATCCTTGTAACCGCGGCGTTATAACTTCTTACCGCAGAAGCGGCGAATTGTCGCCGCTTGCGGTAAGCCTGTGTTTGTTTTGGCTTCTTTGCCATATTTTAACTCCTATACTAAATTAAATGTGGCATACTTTTTCATTCCTGTTCCTTCCTGACGGATTTCAATGGTGATCGGTTTGTTTAAAATAACTTCCTCCCCAAAGATCAACTGATAATTTCTTACAGCTCCAGCAAAACCTCTGGATAAGGCAGAATAAGATTTACCTGCTGTGTCAATGATAATTGTTCTTGGTAATACTTCGATTTCCCCTGTCTGCTGTGATTTCATCTCTACTGGATAAACTAACCAAGCCTGCACTTCAATCTGCTGACCGTAGCAGTCTGAAATTTTGTAATCCGGATTGTTCAAAGCATTGAAAACATTCATTTTCAATTCTTCAGGTAAGGTCTGCACTGTTTTCTGTACGCTTAATTCGTTCATTTTGTTTCCTCCTATTGCTAAAAAGAAAAGATTATATATTCAATAAAGAATCTCTCAATTCTTTAATGACACGATTTAAATCTAAAATATCACATCGTTCTAATTTATCAGTAATATCTATCCAATCTAATGCCATTTGATCATTTTCTGTATCTTCTAAATCTAAACAGACATCGTCGGTATATAGATTATACCATAAAGTATATGGTTGGTTTCTATATATTCTATCACGTATTTCAAATAATGCTTCAATTTTTCTCATAGATTCTGCAACACCTCACTGTACATGTTCATCGCGTATAAATAGACAAATAAGTTATAACCAAAATATAATACTCCAAGGACTATGATCGCAATGCCTATCCAAAAGTATTGTTTTTTCATTTTATTTGCTCCTTTCCTGTAATACTTTAGAAGAAAATTATAATAAACTCAAGCAGTAACATTACAATTCCTATCCAAAAATATTGTCGGTTATTTTTTCCTATATTCATAATATTCTGTCTCATCCATTAGGACGTATTCATTTTCAACTTTTACGATCTTTTTTCTTTCACAATTCGCTTTCTTTGCAAAGTATCTGGAAATATACCTTCCTGTTTCTGGATTAATTCCCTTTCTCTCATATTCTGTTTGAGGTGGTTTTCGATGTCTCTTTCGATATTCAATATCTGCAATCGCTGTACTGGCTTTATAATACCGTCGATGATAAACATAACCCTCAGGATTTTCAATGTAATTCCCATTGATGGTTAAATGCAAACGCCAACCATCTTTATCTTCATAGATTCTATCTTCCCATGACTTTGCAATACACTCAAAGTTTTCTCTTTCATCTTTTGGAAGTTCAAAGAAAAGATAATGATTTTTTAAATAAAGTAAAATATATTCTTCTGCCGCTTCTTTTGTTGGAAAATCCCCAAAAATTCTATTAAATTGTGTTTTAATGCAATAATTCCATTCAATCGGTATGATCAGAAATCCGTACATTTCATACCAATGTTTCGGTGCTAAATCATGTCTTTTTTCCGAAAAATGTAAGTCCTTCAGATCAATATCTAAAACTTCTTTAAAGTCTATGTACATTCGTTTCCTCCTTAATCTTTTGTATTTCGTAATAAGTGCTATCAACAATTTTTAATCCTTCAGTAAGATGCACAATTTTCGAAAAAACAAGTTTCTCATCTAAATAAATTCTCATTTTATAATTTGGGCCATTCCTTACTCTTATCATCTCACATAGCAAATACTCATACATGATTACAATAAATGGACTATATTGTTCAGTATTATCACTGTTTCTGTTAACCATTTTCATTTTTCAACTCCCAAAGAGCGGGAAACCCGCTCTTAATTCTCAATCACTAAATCAAAATCGCCAAGATCATAATATCCTGTTTTGTAAAATTCTTCCACTTGATTGGTTAACCAGCCATTCACAAGTTCAGCTACATATTCATCTTCCATGATTTCGACACTATCCATATCATTCAAATTTTCGAGCATATCATCATATGCTACTGATCTTTTAATATAGTGCAGTACTTCTTCCTTTTCAATTTCGACTTTCCTATATTCTTTTGGACATACAATATTTTCATGAGCAACTACATAAATCTTCATTTCCTTTCCTCCTTAATTCAACACCGAAAGGAGAATTTCTCCGTCTTAGTTAATTTCAAACTCTTCTGCGTATGTTTCATAATATAATTCAACGTAGCGATCAAAGAATTCCTGATCGGTGCAAGGTGCGATTTCCCATGCGACACGTTCGCAAAGTTCATCATCCATATAGTGTTCAAAAGTGCTAAATTCTTCAACCTGACCAGTTCTCTTGTTAACTACTAACATGTTATTTCCTCCTATCCAATTACCATTGCGGTTATGATTGTTTTGATTTCTTGATTAGATAATTTGTAAAGCTTTAATAATGCAATTGCATTGTTGATGCTTGAACACATCATTAATGTTTTGTCTTGATTTGGTATAAGTTGTTTTATTGCTTTTGCTGTTTCCTTTGTCATCTTTTGATCTCCTTTCCTTTTGTAATTATATTATAGCACAGGTTTTAAAATTATCAATAGGTTTTACTGATGTATTATGTATACATGATGTGCTTTAGTACTTTACTGTGATGAAGTATTTGATTAGGTAAGTACTTTAGCGCTTTAGTGTAGTAAAGTCTTGAATTAGTGAAATACTTTAGCGCTTTACTGTGATAAAGTACTTGATTGTGTAACTGTTGGAGATGATATATAATTGAGTAAAACAACGTTTTGCGCAGATTAGTTTTGTTGTTAATTATTGGGGGAATATATTATTGTGTAAAACAATTGGGCTATATACACACCC